TGCAAAAAAGACAAAACATTTTATGAGGAAATTGAAAGAAAAATCTAAAACATTGCCCTTAGATTCACTTTTATGTGATGAAATGAATACTTTTATAGATAAAGTTTCAATTACTTCAGAGATTAAAGAGCCTAATATATACCCTGAATTTTTATTAAATAGTGACAAAATTGATGATCATAATTTTATTGAAAATTTAAAGAAGATAATGCATAAAGAAATGAATCCTTTATTAGAATTATTATCTAATTTGATAATATTTAGAATTGCTTATAGGAATTTTCTAATATCTAGAGAATTGTATATGTTGGGTTCTTTTAAAGGGAGAACAGGACACTATTATATCTTTAACACAGGTATAAAAAATATCAGTTGCTTATTAATAGGTCAGTCTATGAGGCAAGGTTCTGATCCAGGTGTATGTTTTTTGTTTTTTGGATATATTACCTTGGAAAATGTAAATAAATTTGGATTATTTTCTTCAGTTTTTGGTTCTATTGATTATTGTATACATAATGAAAAATACTATTTTGTTAGTAATTGGAGGAGGCTTAAACGATCAAGGTTAACATTTATTTCAGACACTTTTTTCTCAACTTTATCTACAAGTATAATTGATCTAAATAAAATAAATTATTCATTTATAACACCAAATGTTATAAGAGAATACTATACCGTTAGGGTCATAACAGGTTTAAATAGTTCACAAAAAGCTGCAGAATTATTAGCAGATTTTAAATATATTGCTATGTCATCATTTTCAACTTATAGCCGCTCTGCTGAATTATTAAAAGATAAGTTTTCTGGAATCTATTCCTCAATATTTCATATATGGATTGTCTATATGGCTTTTAGGTATCTTAAATTTGTTTTGTATGGTAAAGAGAATAATCTCAAATTAATAGAATTGAATGTACCGGAATACATAGAAAATATTAGGAATGTAAAAACTGTTGGAGGGAATGTAACCCTACCAATGATATGGTCAACAGGTTTAATCAATAATTTCAATTTGTTTTTAAATAGTTTACACTTATATGTTCATACATTTAAAGAACCTGCATCATTGTTTCATGAAAGCATTAAATCATTAAAGACAATTATCAAATTTGATAACTTATATAATATCATGTCTAAAGAAGAAAAATTAGGAATTTCTAATAAACAAGGTATACAAAAATTAATGAATAGATTTGAAATAGGATTTTCTAGCCCATTTTTATATCATATGACTAAAATGTTTATTAGTGAAAATAAAGTAGATTTCCTAAAAATTATAAATAAAATTAAATTCAAAAAGCCAATTGCACATTATTCTAGTACAAAAGCAAGTATTTCTGATTCAAATAGAGAGATTGATAAAGAAACAAGAATGAAGGTTCATGATGCTCTAATATTAAATCCAGAAATTGCAAATAAAACCTTAATAGAACATTCAATCAATGTGCTTTCTAATAAAAATTTAAAACCACTTGCTGATATATGTATAAAGGAACAATATGGTGCTAAAAGAGAATTTTATGTATTAGATATACATAGTAAGTTTTCATGCAAAATGATTGAAGAGTTCTTTTCAGAATGGGCTAAATTGATCCCAACAGAATGTATTTCTGTACCAGGTGACTTGAAAATGAATAAAATTGATGAGATGGTAAATCAAATATACATTCATGCAGGTTTAAATCACAATAGTGTGTTTTTTATAAATGGAGATTGTACTAAGTGGTCTGCATCTGAATTAATGGAGGCTTTCTCTGTTATGATTTATGGAATGAAAACAAAACTACCATTGGAATTATATGAATTACTGCAAGGTTTAATGTTTTATTGGAAAAAGAAGAGAATTCAAATACCGTCAATGGTAATTAAGAATGTTACAATTAACACAATAATATCTTCTTATCTTTTTAATGATAAAGGTAATGTCTATCAAATGGAATTGAAACAAAATTTCTTAATGGGTATTTTTAATTATTTATCCAGTATTAAGGGTACAATAATATATGAGTCTTTTCGGAGACATGTTGAAAACTCCTATAATAATGTCAAGATCCTTCATTTAGAACACTCCGATGATTATGCCATTGCAATATCTTGTAAAAAAGAACAAATTAAGGATCTTAAAACATTATTAACAATTTTTATGAGATTGGGTGGAATAACTGATTCAATAAAAAAGACTACTGTTTCAGACTGGTATTGTGAATTTGTTTCATTATATTCATTTAATGGTAATTGTGTTTATCCTATGATTAAAAAGACTAAGGAAATAAGTAGCATTTTATCAGGGCAAGGATTTTGCAATGATTCTGATGCTGTTTGTTCCAGAACTTCAGAAGTAGTTAGAATAGGTTGTTTTTTTACAGATGCATTAATATTCCATAAAATACAAAACTGGTTATTGGCTTATAATTATTCATTATTACCTAATATGACAAATCAAAATGAAGATTTATTCAAAATCCCAGTGCAGTGTTTTGGTTTATCAGAGGTTCATCCTCTCTTATATTTTATAAATAAAGGAGACCCCAATAATTTAAGAATATTTAAGTATACAAAAAATCAACAAATGTTATATGCCTTAAGCTTACAAAATTTTAAAGAATTTAAAAATAATATAGAAGAAGGTGTGACGGGGTTTAAGAAGCCATTCTTTATAAATAAAGTTTTTCGAAAGAAATTATTTAACACAATGAGGATTGTGAAAACAACTCTCAAGGAGGGCAAAGAATTTTGGCAACAATACCCGGCACTTAGATACTATAAACCTTTTACAAAAACATTGTTAGAACCTTATTTAAAAGCTTTCTATAGCATTAATGAATTTCAATTAGCTTATGAATCTCAATCTAGGCTGTCTATGGTAATGAAACTCTCACAATACGTCTCAAAAAAATGTGTAAAACTTCGTTTTTTAGATAATGATAAAATTTTTACTATTAAAGAGGCTATATTTTCAATTAAGGAATTTTGTAAAAATTCAAGTCATTTTAATTTAAGACCAGAACAACTGTCTGGAGGGGATACTGCTGCACTTATATTTTACCAAGTTTTAGAAAATTCAAAAATAAATAGAATAGATGAATTTAAGAATAGAAAAATATTAAACATTTCAAATGTATCACCATTTTATTATGACCCAATTAAAGTGGATACACCAATAGAAGTTTTATTGTTAAAAAAATATAATCCTGATATTTTTGAAATTGAAATCAAGCATATAAATCCTTATTGGGATATACAAAAAGATTTGCAAAACATAGATTTATTAGATCAACAATTTAATGATCTACCAATTTTACAAAGGATACACTTCATATATGGTTATATACAGGGCATGAAAAAGCCACTTAGGAGTATTATGACACCTTTTTCCGGAAGGAAAGAATTAATAGAATTCATTCAATTAATGTTAAGATCAAAAAGCAGTATAAATTATACATTTATGATAGAACAAAGAAGCGAAATAAGAATAATAAACCCAATTAATCCAACTTTACAAACATTTACATTTAAAGGAAAAGAGATACCGTATCAAAGAGCTGCAACCTTAACAATTTTGGCCATATATTTAGTTTGGAGGTTTAAAAATAAAATGACAATGGCACGTATATATAAATCATTTACTGTACTTGAATTAACAAATGGACAAGATGTTATAAGTTTTTTAACTTCACTTAAATTTAAAGAATTACCATTTTTAGGATTTAAATATTCAGAAATTGCATCCTTAATGTTTATGAAAGCTGATTTAACTCTTGACTTATATGATGTTCTTAACTTTATGCGAAGCTGGAATAATTTCACGCATAGATACAAAATGAAAGGAAAATTGCAACAGAATAAATATGTAGGAGATACTGTTGTTGAATATGTACACTTTTCAAGTGAAAATAAGGCTTGTTTGATAAATGATAAACTATGTAGTATTATAACTAATGTGACAACAATATCACGTATAGCACACATTTTTGCTATTGGGCTTAAATTATTACAAAAGGCTCCGAGGTTTGAATGGTCAGAACAGGATGCAGTTGCACTGCTTAAGAAATATAAAATGAGTTTAACTGAATATAAAGATAATCTAAATTATTTATTAAAATACAATGTTAAAGATCATGATGAGTTGAAAGTACTCATTAACGATCGTAATGGCTATAATTTTGTTAAGATTAATTATCATGCAGAAGAAACAGAATATTTTCCTGTATTTTCCAATAAGAGATTGAAATGTATTGATAAGCCTAATATATTCAGTGAAGAATTTAAGGAATCCTTTGAAGTTGATACAAATACTGCTTCATTAATATTAAGACCAGGTGGTTGGGTTATATGTAGATTTGGAACTTCTAATATATATACTACCAATGAAGTTTTTGTCAATGCTGATCAATTTTCTTTAGGAGCTGTAAAAATGAGTTACGCAATTGAAAATATGAAATTAAATAAAGTATTAGGATTAGACTTAACAAATTTAGGAATAGCAGATTTATATCCAAATATCTGCATAGAAGAAGTACCTCATCAAATACTTCTTAAATTAGATATTCATGAGTTTAAATCTAAACTTGAATATTTTAGTGATTATGAAGATTCATTGAATTTAACTATTTACAATGAATCAAGGGAAGAAACAAAACCAGCAACCAGTTCATTAATACCAGAATTACCTACCTTTGAAGAAAGGATAAAAGGAGTAGAGATAAGTAAAGATGAAACAGGAATATCAATATTTAATACAGAAGAGAGTTTTTCATCTATAATGGGTTTTGACATGAATTCCATTAATCTAGCAAATTTTGAAATGGCTATGGACTCAGGCTCATCAAGTGAATCAGAACCAGAAGATTTTTACAAAGATTATGATTTTCAATTAACTCAAAAAGAAGATGAAGATTTATCACTATTACCTATATTTAAAAATAAAGAAAAAATATGGGTTAAGCATGAATTAGAATTGCCTGGGTTTTTAAGAAGTATTAGAACAGAAAAAGATTTGTGGGAAGATTTTTTAGACAATGTTATTAAAAATATGTTAATAGATGGCTTATATATATCTAAATTTGCATGGCTATGTTATTCATTATATTTTACAGAATTTCCAGATTATTTGAAATTTTACAACAATAACTTTTTAATAGCACTTATAAATAAAATTAATAATCTAATGAAAACAAAACCAATGTATCCACATGTTGAATATCTGAGTTATGCTATGTATTCACTTAGATTAGAGAAGGGTATCATAGTAATGTATGGTGCTAGAGAATTTACATTTCGAAGTAAACATGATATACCGCCAGGATTTATTTTGAACAACCACAAAAGCGCAAGAATTGGGGAAATCAATATATTGGAAAAGAAATTTACACAAAGTGAAGTGCAGGAAGTTTATAAAAAACTGAGATTATTAAATCATGCAGTATTATTACAATGGATCTCTCAAAGCACAGATCCTATTTTATTTTCAACTTATAAAGCCCAAATACCCTTTGATCTCGATGAAAAACAGTTTCATGTCAGTTGGGTTTAAAAATGATGCATTTAAAAGTCAAAAATTTATAAAATAATAATTGTTATAAGCCTGATAACTCTAAGAAGAGTTTCAGCCTTTTTAGACCGTGTTTCCCTGGTGACATGCAGGGTATGTCTAACAATCAACAAAATAAAAATTACAATTTAAG